GTTGCTCCTGCGTCTCCAGTTGCTCCTGTATCTCCGGTTGCTCCTGCGTCTCCGGTTGATCCAGTATCTCCAGTTGCTCCCACGTCTCCAGTTGAGCCCGTAGGGCCTGTATCTCCAGTTGAGCCCGTAGGGCCCGTATCTCCAGTTGCTCCCGTATCTCCAGTTGCTCCCGCATCTCCAGTTGCTCCTGTATCTCCAGTTGCTCCTGCGTCTCCAGTTGAGCCCGTATCTCCAGTTGATCCTGCGTCTCCAGTTGCTCCTGCGTCTCCAGTTGAGCCCGTATCTCCAGTTGAGCCCGTAGGGCCCGTATCTCCAGTTGTTCCACTTCCTCCTCCACCAGTATTTGTAAATGTTAGTGTTTGAATTCCAGACGCAACGCCCCCAACGATTGAAATACCAGCACCAGAAATGAAGTTTACTGTATCAATACCAACTGCTGTCAAGGCCAATGATCCATCAACCTCCCAGTATTTGAATGTGCTATTCATACCAATTGTAACAGTTCCAGTTGGTCCAGATGTTACATCGAAACCCGAATTCAAATCAAATAGAATTGTATTTATATCAGAAAATCCTGTAACACCAGTACCTCCAGTTGTGCCAACTGTTAAATTAAACGAAGGACCTGTAGGTCCTGTATCTCCAGTTGATCCTGTAGACCCAGTATCTCCGGTTGATCCTGTATCTCCCGTAGGGCCTGTATCTCCGGTGGGGCCAGTATCTCCGGTTGAGCCCGTAGCGCCTGTATCACCAGTTGCTCCTGTATCACCAGTTGCTCCTGTATCTCCAGTTGCTCCTGTGTCTCCTGTATCTCCAGTTGACCCCGTAGGGCCTGTGTCACCAGTTGCTCCTGTGTCTCCTGTGTCACCAGTTGCTCCTGTATCTCCGGTTGAGCCCGTAGGTCCTGTCGCACCTGCGGAGCCAGTTGATCCTGCTGCTCCTGTGTCTCCTGTAGGACCTGTATCACCTGCGGAACCTGTTGATCCAGTCGCACCTGCGAAACCAGTTGGTCCTGTATCACCTGCGGAACCTGTTGATCCTGTATCCCCTTTAGGACCCGTATCTCCTTTTTCACCTGTGGAACCAGTTGATCCAGTTGATCCAGTCGCACCCGCAAAACCAGTTGACCCGGTGGATCCCGTAGGACCAGTCATACCTTCGGCACCTGTCGCGCCTGTCATACCAGTGGAGCCAGTTGCTCCCGTGTCTCCCGTAGGACCAGCATCTCCTGTTTCACCAGTGTTTCCCCTTGATCCTGTAGGACCTGTTGGACCGGTGTCTCCTGTCGCTCCAGTACTTGTCGCAGAACCCGCCGGTCCTTGAGGTCCAGTCATACCTTCGGGACCTGTCGCACCCGTGGGGCCAGTCGCACCCGTATTCGCAGCAATTCCATCTATTCCCTGAGGACCGGTTGGTCCCGTATATCCTGTTCCTCCTCCCCCACCTCCCCCACCTCCACAAGGAGGTACATAGCAATCGCAGACGTCAGGGACAAAATCGCAAGATGCCCCACATTCGCATACGTCTGAGTTCGGCTGAGACCCACATTCCTGACAGGCGACGTAATACCCACAAGTATTACATCCGCCCATATATGGTCTCCCATTAATTGTGGTAACATTCAAATTTACAACAGTGATATTCTCACTGTTAATGTTGTTGGCGTTTATGTTACTCATTTATATAAAAAGCAAACATATTTTATATTATTTTAAACTAAATATAAATTAAGATAATATAAATCATTCCACCATTCATTTGTAAAACTATCTAAAGTTTTACTTGGGAACCGGATATGGTCGTTGGTTCTTCTCAACTACTAATGGTTCTGGTATGTAAATGACATCCTTTTTGAATATGTTTGACGTTCCAAGGTTTGCTAATTCTGGTACAAATGTTGGCGCCGGCTTCACTAAATTGGTAGAATTTATTCCAAACAAAAATGATTCAATGTCCGGAGCATTGTATGACATTTTGTTGCCAGGCATTTGACCAGGATTCAAGCCATTCCCTGGCAATTTCGTATCATATGCCGCACCATATTGCGAATTTGGATACAATGTATAGGTTCGCGAGTGAGTGTATTGCTTTTGTTCTAAACAATAATTACCGGGTGTGTTCTTGTTGCGTGTAGAAGCCATTTTATATAATCCCGATATTTTATTTTTTAACTTTTCGCTTTTAGAAATCGCTTTTAAAAATCGCTTTTAAAAAAAGCGAGCAAAAAAAACTTTTAGAAATCGCTTTTAAAAAAAGCGAGCAAAATTTAACTTTTCAACTTTTAGAAAAAGTTGTCAAAATTTTCAAATACAACTGGTTTATGGATTTTGAAGAAATCTCACCAATATTAAGCAACTCGCATACACACTTGTGGGTTAAATACATATAATCAAATGAATATAATATCATAAAGCTTGTATCATTGTCCACACCTAATTGCTCGCCAATTGTTGTCATACATTTTACAATATCTGGGTTGTGTTTGATTTTATTGTATATCTTGTCGATATTCTTGTTGATAACGCTCTCATCGAATATTTCCAATTGAAATAGATTTAACAAATCTTGGCGATAAATACAATTGCGAATAAACTCCTTTTCAGCATCATTTACATTATCCGTTTCTACGAATACATCATCATCCATATACGAACATACATATTCAATATTGTACATCGTTTACATGATAATTTATTCTTAAGTCCTTTTCATCCACTTTTCCCAAAAGTGGAGCAAAAATCGAAACCATTTTTTATAAATCCACTCAACCTTTAGAAAATCCACCTTTAGAAAAGGTGGAGCCAAATCCACTTTTTGAGAAATCTACTCAACCATTGGATTATTGGCTTAACCATGAAGGTAATCCCCTCACCACGGGTTTGGCTTCACACGGGGGCAAAGCCCCCATTTTGCTCCACTTTTTCTAAAAGTGGATTTTCTAAAGGTGGATTTTCTAAAGGTATATGTATATTAGATGACAACACCGTTTTGGATAAATAACCCATCAATCTTATTTAACAATGAACAAATAACGGATTTATGGCCCACAACAAATATGGATTATGAGCAAAAGCTGAATGCTTTAACTCGACTGATCGCATTAATTACTCTTGTTGGATACATTTTTAGCAATTCTACCCGTATCTTGGTGGCAGGTGTTTTAACCATTGGAATGATTATTGTTCTATTTTACGCAAGGAAACCGAAAATGACCAAAAACATGTTGAAGGAAGGATTCGCAGTTCAGGGCAATGAAGTCACTGGTATGTTTGACAAATCGATTGTGAATCCTGTTACTTTAGAGACAATTATTCGCGATGATTTCAAGGAAGGAAACAAGAAAAATCCGTTTGGTAACGTTTTGCTCACAGAAATTATGGATGATCCTGATCGTAAATCAGCTCCTCCATCCTTTAATCCAACTATTGATGAGGACATTACAAAAAATGTGAAGAGGTCGATACAGTCTATGAATCCGGGGATTAAGAACACAAATAAACAACTTTATGGAGATTTGTGGCAAAATTTTGAATTAGATCAGTCGAATCGGGTCTTTTTTAGCACTGCCAATACACGGGTAACTAATGACCAGGGAGCGTTTTCAAAGTTCTTGTATGGAAATATGCCATCTGCCAAGGGTTCGTCGACCGAAGATAATCTGCAGCGCGAGAAGGATAATTATAGATATACTTTATACTAAAGCGCTTTTCAAAAAAGCGCGCAAAACCGTTTTTAGGAAATCCATATTTCATTACTTCATGAAAAATGGATAAGATGTGGATATTTTTCTAACGGTATGTTATATGTCGAGTGTTTCTAATTATTTATTTGATAACATGTCTAGAATTGGACTTGATGATTGTTGTAAATCGCAGACTGATATTCAAAATGTTGAATATGCGAACCACATGCTGCAAAACTATTTTTTAAGTGACTGCTCGATGAAGACTACGAGAGAACTCGCAACAAGTCAACCAGGCGTTTTTTACAATGGTGGATATAACTCCGATGCTTGCGGATCGAATATATCGGAAAGTTCAAAACTACAAATTGGAACCATCCAGACGCACCCTCGTTGTCGAATCGATCTTTTCCAACGACCATTCTGCACTGTGCCCTTTCTTGGGCGTGGCGCAGTTAACCCGATTGTAGAGTCGCAGATACAGCAGGGTGACACAAACATTAACAAAAAATCTGTAAATAATTTGAGTGAAAAAAGTTATCTTCGTTATAATCAGACGCCATTATTGCAGAATGTCAAGGAGAGAATCAGTGGGGCGCAAAATAGCCACGATGACGCTGCTGCGAAGGGATGGGTTCGTGGAGGGGTGGCTTCGCGTGAATTGACGCGGGATTCAACGTATTTCAATTCTTAAACAATTCTTATTTTTATAAAATTATACAAAATCGTATAATTTTATTACATTCAATCCACCTTTAAGAAAGGTGGAGCCAAAGTTTTATTATCTTTTTTAAAAGTGGATTTTCAAAGGTTGATAGTTACTTCTTTCCCTTCTTCTTTTTATTATTGGTCGCCTTAGGAGCAGGAGAAGGAGGAGCTCCTCTAGAACTCCTCTCTGGCTTACCAATTTCTGTAAACATATTAATCAGTTTTTCATCCAACTCTTGTTGGTTCACATTTGAAACAGGTGCTTGCTGTTGCTGTTGTTGAGACGATGCTTCTCTTGCCGCACGATTATCCTGTGCCTTTGCGTTCATTCGTTCCTTCATCTTCGCAATTTTTAAATTTTTAGCCATTTTTTCCTCCATCGCATTCATATTTACTTTTGCGCCACCCATGCCCATCTTTTGGAGCAGTGTCTGAATATCCCCCATACCTGGCATATTTTTCATCTTGTTCATCATTTCGGTTGCCTCACTGATTAACTCACTCTCTTTTAGCTCACCTGACTTAATCTTGTTATCAATCTTGTCACCAACATTCTTAACAAGCCCCATCAACTTGGTCGGGTTCTTGATCAACTTGTTAAACACCCCCTTCATATCAGTCGTGTTGTCCATATCCAGGTTCAAATCATTTGCCGTCTCTTCGGCGATTTCCTTGGCCAACTTGCCAAGTTTTCCATCCAGCATACCGGAAATGTGCTCATGAATATCATTTGGATTAGGAATATTTGGGCCTGGGTTACCATTTGCGTCGGGACTGGGATCACCATTTTCAGCATCTTTCTCAAACAAATCCTGCATCTTCGCCATGGTTTCCTCCAACTTAGACTTGAACTCATCTTCATTGACACTCTCGAATAACTTGGCAGTGTCACCAAAGACCTCCTTATTTTCTACGGACCCCACAATCGAGAACAAAATCAACTGTAAGTATTTCCAAATAATGTCACGAGTCTTCTGCGTGATGTCATATTCCCATAAACTCTTGAAATGGATATGAGGCAAGAACTCCGTGTCTACACTCGAACCTTCCTTGAACATATCATCATTTTGATACAAAATGTCAAAAAAACGCGGAGGTAACTTCTTCTTACAATACTCAGATAAGAACTGAATACTCTTATCTTCAGCCTTTTGGTATTCCTTCTCTCGCTCATCCTCATTCTCAATATGAGCAAAGGAAGACTTATCCTTCCACCATTTATTAATCAGGGGTTCATACTCGGGAAACGTCTGCTTCAAATCCCCAATAAAATCCTTTATCACCTTCTTAAATTCGTCGGTTTTTTCGTCTGCCATATTTTGATATATAAATATTTTTTTATATCAAAAATTGTTCATATTATATTCCTTCCAACCTTTAGAAAAGGTTGGTCCAAATCCGTTGTGGGGTTTGGCTCCACCTTTTTCAAAGGTGGGTACACATAGCAGCAAGCTTCGTTAGATTTTGAATATACTTCATAGTCTTTGCCTGCTCATCAGCTGACATTTGGCGAATTGGTTCGCGTAGTCGGTTAATTGCCTCAATAATGTGACCCGCATTTTGCGCATTTGCTAAATCCTGCGAATAATCCTTATCAAGAAAGAAGCTAATATCCCCACCCTCAATTTTAGCCTTGTATTGTCTAACAATAAAACTATTCCATATCTTTACAATCATCTTGGGGTTTGCCTTACGAATCGCAATCAACGAGTTCTTTGCGACCAGAATATCCTGATCATCCGGAAAAACTTGCTGAATATCATTTACAAATTCAAAAAAATGATCATTAAATGCGGTTAGAATATTTGCGGCCATTGTTTACTTATAGTTTTAATATCTATTTAAACTTATTTCCAATTAATATATTAATCCAACGGGGGCACCGCCCCCGTAAACCCCCTAACCCGAAGGGAACCCCCGTGTGGAATTAGATACCCATTGGTGGCCTTGCCCCTGATATTTTTTTCAATTCACTTTCGCGCTGTTGCTGTAATTGCTCCACAGTGAGCCCCTCAGGCATTTTGTTTGTCTTTTTGTATTCCACCTCATCCGCAACAGTAGTGATTTGGTCACTATAATTCAAGTCCACATAATTGTGCATTTGTCTCATCCCTCCATCGCCCTTTGCCTCCAATGATGCCGAATCCATATCCAAGAAACTGTACTGATCAGAAGCAATAAATCCTCCACCACCACCAAATGAAAAAGCCGATGGTTCTAAATTATTCTGGGTTGCCTGTTTTACCATTGCTTCTTGTTTTGGCTTGAAATATTGTAATATGGCTTCTCCATACAAGACATTGTATCCCTGATTTAACAAGAGAAGAGCAGGAACACGACTGACATTATCCGGCAAAATGATTTTTTGCCCATTTTCCAACACAATATATGTTTTATTATTATCTTTTACTCGTTTATCAATACATATAAAATGAATATCCTTTTGAATATTTGCCCTGGGAAGTATATTTAATAACTTCTTTGAATGTTCGCAAAAATTGCTATAATACAATATTGAACTCATTTGAACTATACTTAGGTATTCAAAACGAATATTTAACTCATTTTTCAGCAATAAATAAAATTGATTTGATTTTAGAATATAGATATAAAATATACAGTATTATTATGGCTCCTCAAGTAAAGTTCACTTCACACAATAAAGATATTCTTGAGTTTACTCTTAGCGGAGTAAATGTCAGCATCGCAAATGCGGTTCGCCGAACTATGTTGGCCGATATTCCCTCGATTGTGTTTCGCACTAGTCCATATGAGGAAAACAAAGCCAATATTATGGTAAACACTACTCGTTTGAACAATGAACTGCTAAAGCAGAGGCTCAGTTGTATTCCCATTCATGTAAATGACATTGAGAATTTCCCATACAAGAATTATATTATGGAGCTAAATATGGAGAACACAACGGACACGACAATCATTGTAACGAGCAAGGATTTTGTCGTCAAGGATAAAATGTCGGGACAACCGGTGAGCGATCAAGTGAATCGGGAAATTTTCCCGGCAAATGAGTATGGATATTACATTGATTTTGTCAGGTTGCGTCCCAAGACATCGGCTGAAATTCCGGGCGATAAAATTCATTTGACATGTGAATTCTCAATTGGTGTCGCAAAAGAGGAAGGTTCGTTCAGCGTTGTTTCCACGTCCGCATATGGTTTCAGTGTAGATGAGGAGGAGCAAAAGAAGGTTCTTAACCAGAAAAAGCTTACTTGGAAGAATGATGGTAAAACTCAGGATCAAATTGATTTTGAATCCAAGAATTGGCTATTGTTGGATGGATTGCGCATTGTGAAGCCCGATAGTTTTGATTTCACAGTTCAGTCTGTTGGAGTATACACCAATAATGAGCTGCTTGATAAGGCATGTGCGATTCTGGTGGATCGTTTGACAGATTTGGATACATTGGTTGTAAATGATAAGTTGAAAGTTGTAACTGCGCAAAATACAATGGATAATTGTTATGATATTATCTTGGAAAATGAGGATTATACGATTGGAAAGACACTGGAGTATTTCCTGTATTCAAAATACTTCAAGGTAGATGAAGAGAAGCGGCTTCTTAACTTTTGTGGATTCAAAAAGATGCACCCTCATGATGATGAGAGTATTATTCGCGTTGCTTACAAGCAGGTTGTTGATAAGGCGATCATTTATGGACACTTACAAGAGTGTATTCGTGATTCGATTGCGATTTTCGAAGATTTGAAGAAGAAGTTTGTTTCGGCACTTATGAAAAATTAATCTCTATCCACTTTTCCCAAAAGTGGAGCAAAATTCCAGTTTATTTGGTTCAACCTTTTTCAAAGGTTGAGTGGAGCAAAAACTCTCTTTTATAAATCCACTTTTGAAAAAGGTTGAGTAGAACAAAAACCTAAGTTAATTTGACTATTGAAAATAATAATATAAATTTTTTATTATTATTTACACTTATTTTTTATAAATCCCAAATATTGTGGGGGGGGGCTTACGGGGGCGAAGCCCCCGTATAATTCAAACTATGCATCAGCAGCGTCGGGTGAACATCATTTACATACTTTATCACAATCATATTTGTAACAAACTGCTTATTCTCCTTCAACTGCGTCGTGTAAATTTGATGGAGGTTGAACATATGCGTCCTGAACTGGGGTGAAAACTCTAGAAGCGGTCGCTCCTTCTTGATGTAACACGCAATATAATTCCTAAACAGCGCATTGGTAAATCCATGAACCTGGTCGCGAAAGCCCGAAAATGCCGCATTATTCTCCGGGTAATACTTCAAAAACTCACCAACCTTTCCCTCCTTCCGTAAACACAAATAGTGATACTGAATCTTTGGCTGATTTCCCCTCAAGTGCCTCACGCGCTCGTAAACTGGATTACGGATCTTCGTCCTCTCCCCAGTTTCCATATTGTAAATAATGACACCTAGTTGACGGAAAGGAGTATTTAGTGACCCAAATTGATGTACTAGCTCGTCATAAGCAGTCCACTCATACTTGCGAGGAACCTTGACAGTCGTTGTCGAAAACTCATAGCAACCATGAATCGCATAAATATCATGAGTCTGGATAGAAATGTTCTCACATGCGTTGTCAATACGGTAAGCCGCAACTAAATACAATTGAGCAGTCTTGAATGGAACCACGATTCGGTTCTCTGGGTGTTGAAGCACAAAACTGTAACACATGCTACGGTCTAATAGACTGATATCCATCTTATTTTCTGCCGCCGCCTCATGAAACATATCGCGGAAGGTCTTGTTCTTGTTCGGCTTATAGAAACTAGATGATGCCCCAATCGTGTTTCGCGTGGTGATTTCCCAGAGCTGTCTAGTATTATCCCAGAACACATTTATCATGGTCCCTTCCACGAACTCTTGGGCAATCAGCGGAGATGAATAATTGTTGGCATACATAGTTGAAAAGACTCCATATGGCATCGATTTAGGTGGAGCAAATGAAATCACCTTGTTATTACCATCTACAATAATAGACCTACATAGTCCATAGGTTCCAATCAGTTCGGGGACCAACATTTGTTTATCATACTTAATCACCCGATACTCGGCACCATCAATTGTAATTTGAGTCGCCTTCAATACACCACACTCATCCGCGACATTATTATTAATCAACGCATCAAACCCTGGGATACGCTGCGATAGATTGTAATTGGGAAGCTTGTATTCTTGCATTGTAGAATACTATCGATTTGTCTTTAACTATGTTTACAAACTTTTATAAAAAGTTATCAAAATTTTGCTCGCCATGGGGGCAAAGCCCCCGTAAACCCCTTTTCCTCCACTTTTTTCAAAAGTGGATTTTTAAAAGCGAATGATTACAACTTAAGCATAAAAATTTCTATAATAAATATAGAAACAAATGTCAAGTGGAATAGAAACAGAAGGCAGCCCATCTCAAGTTCTTGAGCTAGAGTTGGGCGATTTTATAAAGATTGCCGATCGAGCCAATGAAAATTTAAACGATCAGGTTTTTTATATTGATTACATTGATGATACGCAATTGTTTCTAATCAATTCCGACACATTTCAGCCGGTTAAGATTACTATCAACCCTGACGGAACTATGAACAATGGAACAATTAGCAAAATCACAATTTTAAACCGAAGTGATGAGAAGGGGTATGCGAGACAACATGACCTTTTACCCAATACATGGATCGACATCCATTTTGGCGGAGATCTTCCAACCATCATCACTGGTCTCATCACAAATTTGGAACATGATATGATTGAAGTAAAAACCACTTATGGAGACACAATCTACATAAACTTTGATTATAAGGGAATTCCTCTCGATTTGCCTATCAAATTATTTGAGATTCGCGCCGAACCCCAAGTGACTGAGATGCCCGAAGAGAACAAGCCTGATGTTATAGATGCAGAGCCAGCGGACAAAGATTTTGCTCCACACGGGGACCTTGCCCCCGTAAGCCCCAATTTTGCTCCACTTTTTCCAAAAGTGGGCAATGTTCGCGATCAATTGAGAGAATTTATAATTAATGCGGACCAAATTGTGTTTGGTGAAAGAGATCTTGGCACCTTATACCAATACGAAGATGTTTCAACAAAACAACAACGATATAGCATTGATGCCCAAGTGACCGACATGTTGGATGAATTCTTATCCAATGTCCCCGATGCCCAGCGAACCCAAAAGGTTCTAAACAATATACACACCATGATCGAGCGATTCAAACAACTCCGGGAACATTTTTCTCGTTTCGACGAATATGGAAATGTGGAAGGCGCGTTTACGGTCAAACCAATGTACAAACCACTTTTCGAATATTTTGAAAAATTCCAAAACAATTTATATTGGATATTGCCTGTTGTGAAAAATACCAAGAAGGTATACAATACTGGTGAAAAAATCGATGTGTTAAAGAATAGTGACCTAGTCAATGAAGAAATTGCCGAAGATGTTTCACAAATGAAGACTATACTCGATAATTACAAATCCAATGATTTGCCAAACAAATACCAGAATTTGTATGCCGATTTGAATCCGTATTTTACCCCATTTGAGTCTATTAGCGATGAACAAAGGGTGATGATTGAACGCAACGTGAACTGTGATTTGAATGTGATTGTCGATAATCTTGATAAGATGTATTCGTCGATATTCACAAACAATAATATACGAACTCGTCGTTTCGTTACACAAAAATACAATCTGGGATTAAAAAAGCTCGATATTGTGGATGTCAAAGGAAATACCAAGCGCGTTGTTCTCACACCCAATGACACAATGGCGATTCAATCATTCATTACATTGCCGGAACCCACAATTCGATTCTCGAAAATTAATCTTCCAGGAACAAATATTTTGGAGCGGTCCAATTTGAACCAGACATTCCTCAATTTATGGCAATTCTTGAACAAAAAGACTAATCTAAAGGTAGTCGAAGTTGATGAACAACAAGAACTCCAATTCAACGAGGAGAATTTTGTCGATAATATCAAGAATTATGTCTTGACCAATACAGACGGCTTAAACCAAGATCAAGTATATGCGAAATTTATAGAGACAATTGTTCCCAAAACGAAAATTCTCTTCAATTTGATGAAGAAATATATTTCTGGGAAGTTATCCGTTGTTGATGTCGTGAGTTACTTGGAGCCATTCCTCATTTATCCCGATAGTCTCACCTACATGCAATATACAGCAATTGTTGAATTTATTAACCAACAAATTTCAAAATATAACACGAATTTTAGTGATCGCTCCAGAGTGTTCGGTCAACTTCGGCCAACAATCCGGGATACAAGGAGCCGCATCAATCGAAATAGCGCATATTCAATTATCACTATTTTGAAACAAAATGAAGACCAGGTCTTTGAATCGTATGGAATTGATACATGGAACATCAATCTTACAAATGATGAAATGCTTCGCAAAATGACTATCAAGGATTGTTTGCGCCTTTATACTAGTGCGCTATCCTTACAGAGTGTTGGGCTTACTGTTAGTGACGATTTCTCTGGTATTTTTAAACAAGAAAAGGAGGGATTAAAAGGCGATGAGAAAGAGAAAGAAGACGGGGGTGAGTGCGAACAAGTGATAATTGCTAAGAGTTACTCTACCATTACTGCTCTTGAAGGTGACAACGGAAAAGATATTTACTTTGACAAGAAATACGATTCCACAAATTATTCATTAATTGATAATTATGAATCCAAAATGTTTGAATTGCCGCCTGATGAATTTGTCGGGTATTTGACCAACGATTTAAAGAGCAAACTAAAATTAGATGACTTAAGCACAAAATACTTGGTTGAGACATTGATTAACGGATACAAAAAGGTTCGCGATGGGCAGTATGCCATGTTGTTCAAAGAATACAATAAAACATATACAGAACAATATGATTACTACATTCGCAATAATAATGCTTGGGAGAAAACGGACCCTCCGTTAGCCAATGCTCTTGCCGATGATACCGATATTCTTTGTAATTTGAGCAACAAGTGTATGAGTGTACCAAATAACAAAAATCTCAAGGATACAACAGTGATTGACAGCAAGTGTGAACCGATTGATAAAACGGATATCACCATGCGCGCCCAATTACTGAATGAAATCATGAATGAGTTTGACAATAAATACCAGATGTCCAAGGAAGAGCAACAGGCGAAACTTCAATCTCATTTGGATTACCTGTTATCCATCGTGGATAAGCAGGATAGGATTGAACAAGCGGAAATGTTGAAATACAATAACATGAAATATCGCATGGGATACGACATTGAAAATGATACTCCGGCGATAATTTCACCCTATTTCAAAATCAGGGATCTTATCCTTGCCCAACAAGACTTTGTCAAGAAACAAAATGATATTATCAAATTCAAAAACATGTATACGAGAGAAGCCATCGTTGGCACCCTTGGGCCGCTCGGCGAAGAAGAAACCCCGCATTGGTTGTATTGTATTTCCACCGGTGTGAAATTATTGCCGACCTTTAAATATCAACTCGCTTGCGTTTTCATAACAGATCGCGACAATTATTCTACGCAAATTGAATTGATGAAGGCGCAAATTGGAAAACAGAGCGACGATGGTGATCGCTGGGTGGACAAATACAGTGGCTGGCCCATTACCAATATTGATTTAGATACTCAGGAGGGATACGAGGAGGGATTCAAGGTGAGCACTCGGTCTGTTTTGGAGGAGGAAATCGGGGATAAAATCATTGTTAAATCCGCGGTGGCTGTCCAATTTGATAATCCGGAGGCGCGGATGATTTCCAATGTGGTGAATGCTCTCTCTCAAAACATGGGGGTTAATGTTGAGGCGCAAAAGGATTTCATTATCAACACGGCGATGTCATCCATGAATAATGTCGGCGATGAGGCCGACTACAATGTCAGGGTAAAAGAGGCGGCAAATAAAAATCGCACACTTCCGTCGTATGCGGATTATCGCAATTCGTATTTACTCTTTTCTACCTTGGGTCTGTATTTGATTGCGATTCAAACCAGCATCCCATCTATAAGGACTAAACGCGTTTTACCCGGATGTGTAAAGTCGTTCAGCGGATACCCATTTGAGGGCAGTGGCGATATGAGCAGTGTGAATTACTTGACATGCGTGGTTGACCAAGTTCGGCGGGGGCGGACGGACCCATGGAATGTTCTTGCAAGAGTCAAGAAGGAGGCCATTACGGACCGAATTAAGCGGTTCATTGATGATGTTCTCTCGTCGAATCCTGAAGTAAAGAGAAAAATGAATGAAAAGGTGGAGTATTTGTTGGTCAATCCGGAGCCAGAAATACCTGAAATTGTAAATGTCCTCAATTGGACTAACTTCTTGCCTCCGTTGACCCCCTTCAAAATTGTCAATCCGGCAACAGTAACCAGCGAATTTGAACAGCAATTGATGAAAAATATGCGCGCCGGTTCCCGTGACCAAAATGAGAAACTCTTGATTATTGAATCCAAGATTATCCTTTTTTCTCTCGCTGTTCAAGAGAAAATATTGGATGTTGTGAAAAGCAAAGACTTTATTTTGAGCAAGGCGAACAAGGAACCATATTTGGAGAATGCGTGCTGCGACAGTAAATCGGGCCAAACAACAATTGAATACTTTGAGAAGGAAAACCCCAAAATTAAAGAATACAATCAGGTTGTTGGCCATTTGTCGAATATTTTGGAAGACGTTGTTAGCATCACAAAGGCAGGGTTATTATACAGCAAAATCAATACAAAGAATGTATACCCGGCTGTTGCGCAAACCTTTGGCGAACAAACTATTTATATGGCGTTTATTCATTACTGTAATTTCAATTCGTTGGTTCCGGTTCCAGGCGAGCTGCTGCCCATCTGTAAAGAGAAACCGTTGATAAAGAGGGGCGATACAGTGAGCGATATTATACGAAAATTGAAGAGTGAGCAACGTGAATATTCCAATGAAACATTTTTGCGGTTGTTACAAATTGTCGGGCGCAATAACATTATTGATGTAAACATGAATTCTCATTGTATATCATCAATCACAAAATTATTGGGGGTTTTAGAGGCCGTGAAAGCCAGCAAATTTGTGAAGCCGGAGTTTACTCAAAAATTGTATGATGCATTGGATACATTCAGCATCGCAACGGATGAAATGAGTGATGAGACGGAGAAGCTGAACAATTATTTGATTCGACAGAGTGACGAAATGAAGAAACAAATTATGGATTTCATTGTCAAGAATAAGACGGGAGATATGGATCGAAAATCAATTGAGAATGTGGCCGGTTTTGTCAAATCACTTCTCTCGTGGTCATCGAAAGATAAAAAGGATAAAATATCTAGCGACGCAACATATCATACATTGAACTTTTTGAAAACGTTTGTTGATAATTTTGTCAATATATTTCCTAGTATTATTTTGAATAAAGTCAATTACAATGATGTTGCGACTCCCAAATATTGGAATTTATCCAAGTTTCACAACAATGATATCAAAACTTTCATACGCGAATACTATGAAAAACTCAAAATATTCTATGATGTCCCGGCTCTGTTTGCTATTTTGAATAAAGTTAAGGATAGCTGCGCTGATTTTATTTTGTTGGCAAATGCGACCCCGTGCTTTAGCAAAATTAATTACAAGGATAAGGAGTTTGTTCCTGTTATCGACGAACAAACGAGCCAGAATTTGTTTGAATATTATTTTTTGTGTGTCGTTATGAATTACATTGACTTGACAGACCAAACCGACATGATTGTTACAGAGATTCCCAAACCGTATCTTATTGATGATGTGTTTTCGGTTGATTCCGTCCAAGAGAGTGTTACGCGTGTTGATATTAATGTGGATCCGCGTTTGGCCACGGATACACGCATCTTCTCGGGCAATAAGAAACAGCTGAAGCAACAAGTCGCACATTTACTTGTGGTGTTTTTGAATACAATGAATGCCCACAAAACAACTGTTGATGTTTCCTATGAAGACATCCAAGATAGGGTTTTCAAATTGAAGGAACGAGAGAAAAACATCATAACGGATCGTTTGAAGGGGCTTACGCCAGAGGAGCGCGACGCAGACACAATTTTAAAGATTAATAAGCTGGGTGTGTGGAGCAAGGGATTACAGAAGGGGCTCACCTCTTATGTTGCTGAAACATATGATGATGAGCGTGAACTTCGAGAGAACTTTGATCGTCTGGAAAAGAAATTAGTTAGAACAAATGCTGATGTAAATGACCAGAACCGTGATCTATTACTGGCTGATTTGATAGATCAAGAAGATATGGACAATGAGATGGAACAAGAAGCAAATGATATGCGGGGATTAACGGATGATTACGCGGATGGTAATTTTGAGGGGGACGAGGTGGACAACTATGGAGATTATGACTAATTCCACGGGGGCGAAGCCCCCGTAAACCCCTCCCCCCTCATTTATGTATCAACCTTTAGAAATCCACCTTTAGAAAAGGTGGAGCCAAACACTGGTTATTTTGGATTTTGCTTCACTTAAACCATTTTACAAAGTTGTTGAAAAGGGGTTTACGGGGGCATGGCCCCCGTAGTTGAGCAAGATGCCTATTATTTTGGATCAACCTTTAAAAAAGGTTGATATGTAAATAAAAATTTATAATTATAGTATAGATGTATCAAAACATTGTTCGACAAAATATTACATTGGTGTCTGTTGTTTTATTTGTGTATTTGTTTGGTCTTATTCAGTATATGAAACCGGCATTTTTATACAATAGTGATGGCAGCATAAGAGAGTTTGGTGTAGGATACAAAAACAAAACAATATTACCAATTTGGTTGTTGTCTATTATTTTAGGAATATTATCCTATTTAGCAGTATTGTATTTTATAACGGCACCAAAACTTATGTAACACGGGGGTAAACCCCCGTAAGCCCCACCCTGTGAATAACAAAACTTGTGAGGGGCTTCCCGCACTACTAATATCTGTCTTCAAAATCACAATATTGATCTTGAATGGCATCAAGTGACGCATCACCAAACAGCTCCTCTTGTCTCTTCTTCAATGCGAGTTGTTTCTTCTTTTTTTCCCGTAGTTTTTGTTCATTGTCTTCCTTTTTCAAATTCTTCTCCACCCAACCTTTGGAAAAGGTTGCTCCAAATTCACCCTCTCCCGAAGGGAGCAGCAGAGGGAGAGGGTGCCCCTTTATCTGTTTTTGCTCCACTTTTTTAAAAAGTGGATTTTTTAAAAGTGGATGATGTAAAAAAAGGTCTTCAATTAACTCTTCTTCTGCTTTGTCTACTAACTGTTGTATTTCCTTCTTTTTTGTTTCTTCAATATTGGCTTTGAGTTTGGCTTCGATTTCATCGCAATTTTCCCAGTCATCTTCCCAATTATCACAAATTTTCAATTCATCTTTATTATCCATAATAGTATATACAATAAAATAAAATTATTGTATTTACCTCAAACTGGGGAATCAATGTTTAAGGCGCGTTAAAGCCTTCCTTTAAATTGGATGTTTTAAAGTTGGTTCTTTGATACAAGGGCATACCTGCTTTATACTTGAACTGAACATCCCCTTTATTGTGCGAAAAGCATTCTTTCGCTGGTTTCGTGTTTCATTCACATATTGAACTTCTTGTTTTTCTAAAATTACACTATTTACATTTTTCGGCTTTACTGGAGTAAATGCGGAGTTTTCACTGCTATGCCTCAAATCGATATTACAAAAGCTCATTGGAATATCTTCATCCTCATTGACATCTTCTTTATGTGATGTGTCGACCCGTAACTTGTTCATTTTCGGCATTTGTATTATTAGTATTGTATAATATTTTATTTCATTTTTTTATAAATAAAATTGATTCATTCTTTCTTTTAGAAAAAGAGAACAAAATATCTTTTAGAAAAAGATAATAATTACTCTATCAAAGATTTGAAATGGAGCTTGTTGTTGAACCCGATGTATATTCACCAAGTGTTGACAATGATGGCAATTATATTGATAAGATACCCGCATTCAACACAATCAAAAAGGGTCTAATTTGTCCATGTGGGTCAAGAAAAGACAAGTTTTACGATTCTCATTCTAGTTTTTCGGCACATATCAAAACAAAGATTCATCAAAAATGGTTGGATGGTTTGAATACAAATAAAATTAATTATTTTGTGGAAAATGAAAAACTCATGCAAACTATACAAAATCAGCGACTAATCATCGCACAACTGGATAAGGATGTGCAAAATAAGTTGCTTACAATTGATTATTTGACAAAACAGCTACTACATGTGAATACCTCACACCAAACCGTTGGTGATTTGCTTAACTTGGATTGAAATGATACGATAGTTGGTTTAAAATTATATTGGTTTTTGCTCCACTTTTAAAAGTTGATAAAATCACAAATTTTTTCTTTTTCCAAGACTTTTTTGGCAAAACCAATTTTGGACATTTATAAATGTCCATTTTCTGATTTCCCAAAAAGGTCTTGGCAAAAAAAAGTGAAAAAATGGGTTTAGACCATAACCGTCTTATTTTGGATTTTGGGTTAAAATATTTGTTAGCATAACTTTTTTTGAACTGTTTTATTTTTTCAATTTGAATAGTTTAGGCATATTTTTTTGTAGCTATAATATACATATATGGCTACAAATAATGGAAAAAATATGCCCCACAAATTTTATTGTGAAAAATGTGATTATAAATGCTCTAAAAAGTTTTGCTGGGAACAACATTTGGCAACAAGCAAACACAAAAATGCTACACAAAGCTACATCGAAGCTATAGACAATTATGAATGTGTGTGTGGAAAGAAATACAAACATCATCCCAGTTTTTATAGACATAAAAAGAATTGTAAACCTAATCAAACAACACAATTTATTGAACCTGACCAAGTAGATATTAATTCTCTTGATATAAACTTAATCATGCAACTATTAAAACAAAACGACGAATTTAAGAGCTTAATGGTAGAGCAAAATAACAAAATGATGGAAACCTTCCAAGAAACTATGCAAGAGGTTTGTAAAAATAATACAAACATTACAAATAATGGAAATATCAACTCTCACAATAAAACATTCAATCTACAAGTGTTTTTGAACGAACAATGTAAGGATGCTATGAATATTATGGATTTTGTAGATTCTATAAAATTGGATTTGACTGATTTGGAATCGGTCGGCAAGCTTGGATATATCAACGGGATTTCTAACATTATCATCAAGAACTTAAAGGCCCTCGATGTTCACATGCGACCAGTTCACTGTACTGACTTGAAGAGAGAAACAATGTATGTGAAATCCCAAAATGAATGGGAAAAGGAGGACGAAGAGAATAAAAATATCCGCCGGGCTATCAAACACATTGCCTTTAAAAATTACAAAACGCTCGAGTTATTTCAGGAGTTACATCCAGATTGTATGGAGTATGATTCCAAGCATGGGGACCATTTTTTGAGACTCCGGATAGAGGCCCTTGGAGGAGGGTCATCAAACGTAGATTATGACAGTCACACCAAAATCATAAAAAAGATAGCCAAAGAGGTTACCATCGATAAACATACATAGACTAAGCAGTTATTGTATAGGTCGTTTCTGTAGCCCGTTTAATTTCCGCATTTTTCTTTTCTTCTTCATCCAAGTAGGTTTGATAATTCTTCTCCATAGTTGCGGGACTAACGGAACATGTCCGCGTAGCTAATTTCATTTGAACTATTAGTGACAGCAAGACGCCAGTGTAGACATACCACATCGTTTCTCCAATGCTGTCGCGGGTAACCACCAAATCGAATAACTCCTTCTTCAATGGCAACGATGCCACACTATTGTGCTGGTATTTGGGTTTCATCAGCGGGTCAAGAATCTCCCAATAACTGTCAAAATTTGTTGGCACCATTTGGTTGATTAAAATAGACATATTTCCACAGATTTTAACGATCATATCCGCAGCATCTTGAAGTTCTTTCTTATTTCCCACATCACCCTTTTCAATGGCTTGGTCGACATCCTTATCAACTAACAGCTCGGTCAATAGAGTATTCGCGGAACTAGACACATAATAATAGCCAAATACGTCAGCAAAGGCACTTTTGAATCCTGGAAAAACTACAATTGTTATAATAACTATCCCGAATATCAATGTCCACGGAATAACTGTATATAGACCTGCTGCGCCAATATTTTCACTGATGCTTCCGCCACAAGCATTTGCCACGATACCAGCATTCATCGCCCATTGAAAAGCAACAACCATAAGAAAATACAACCCTAAAAATTTATAAGCCGAACTTGCGTAGCTCTCCATTTTTGTTGGATCTGATACATCGTCTAAACTTATTGATGGTTTCTTCAAATAGTAGACTAATGTTATAATTAAAAATACTATCATATTCGCAATCGAATTGTCCATATACTAACATAGGGTTTTTTTTTGGTAAAATAATCCTAATTATTATCATGGACATTGATAAACCAATATTAACCGAACCGGGCATGAAATATTTTCTTAGCCAAACATTGAAGCAATGTCATATAATAAAGAATAATTTTCATAATTTATTGTTTAATATTAGTTTATTTGCTCTATTTCTATTCATTTTAGGAATATTTCTATTTTATAAATACAAGGGTCGATTAACCCCTGCGGAGATCGAATATAAGAACCAAGAAAAACAACAATATGTTTTGGAAAAAATAAAACAATTTCAAATATCAAAAAAGAGAGCTCATCAAGAATTGATAACTGGTCTACCATCATGGGACAGTGAATTTGACGCCATTCACCGAAAGATTACGTAACCTAATCCACCTTTGAAAAACGGGGGTTTACCCCCGTAAGCCCCCATTTTTAAGGAGGGGGTCCGGGGTGGGCTTCAACGCGCCTTCGGCACTTAAACCTTGGTTCCCTGGTTTTGCTCGCTTTCCCTTTTAAAAAGGGAAGAAAATTTTTGGCTCCACCTTTTTCAAAGGTGGTTTTTAAAAGCGACCCCGTCTTATTTTCTCAGTAGTGTATATGTCTTTAGAGAATGACAATATTGATAAATATATTTCCGATTATTACAAGCTTAAGAAAAAATATGACGATGAAAATAACAAGAACAAACGAGAGATTATGAGTAAAAAATTAAGCAAACGAGAGAAAAAGAACAGGTATGACAAACTGGTCCCCAAATGTATTCTTTGTAAACAACCCGGAGGAACCATTTTTTCAAATAAATTCGACGAAACCCTGAATGCGAGGCGACTAACTGCTAGTTGTGGACACACTGCGGATCCGTGTAATTTAGATATTCAAATTATCACAGGCAAATATGTATTATTACCCGATTTATTCAAAAAAACTACGGCCAATATCAGTGAGTTGAAAACAATGGTAATTAACGATAAAAATAAGCTGTTATTTGGTTACAAGACAACCCAAGAGACATTGGACGCATTTGATGAATTAAAGGAACAAATAACTCAAAATATGACGGAGCTCGACACAATTGTTCGCGAATATTCTAACATAACCGATAACACGGAGGAAAATGAAAAGTTGAAAGAGTTAACCGAGAAATCATTTGGCGAAATCAAAAATATCAAGGAATATATGGTAAATTTCAATGAGGATGATGATCCAAAGTTTGTTTATGATGCTGTTGAAATTTATACTAATCAGTTGACCCCAGTATTGAGCGAAATTATGAAACTCAAATATAAAAATAATAATATGGTTTGGTTTAATCCGGATACGCGCGTATATCATTTGATACAAGATAAAACAGGTATAAATAATTTGGAAACGGACTTGATTGATCCAGAAGTGGTTAGTTATAATGTTACGCTGACAGCTAAGAAAAAAAATGTATCTAAAGAGCAGGAGGAAGAAGAGGTCCAATAATAAAATATAATTACAATGTATATGTTTCTTAATTATATTTCTTTGCCCGCATTTTTGATCAGTTTCGCGGTGGGCCTATTTTTTGTATATATTTTAGGACCCGATATGAAAACGGTTTATATTTATCCTAACCTGGATAATGTGGAACAGGTTCTCTTTAAGGATAAAGCAGACAATTGTTTTTCATTTCAACCCACAGAGGTGGAGTGTCCCAAAGATAAAACGTTAATACATAGTGTTCCAATACAGGCCTAATTATCCACATCCCTTTTAGAAATCCACCTTTAAGAAAGGTGGAGCCAAATCCCTTTTCATTACTTCGTGAAAAAAAGGGAACAAAATTTTGATAACTTTTCCAAAAGCGATTTTGCTCGCCTCCCTTTTTACCACGGAGCAAGGAAAAGCGATCTCTAAAAGTTATTAAAAGCGATTTTGCTTCTCTTTTCCTTGCTTCGTGGAAAAAAGAGAGGTGCTAATGATATTTGTATTTGAGTCTTTATACGAAGGTGTAATTGTTTTTTATCCACTTTTTAGAAAAGTGGAGAAACATTTCAACCTTTGGAAAAGGTGGATCAAAAAAATCACTTTTCTTTGGCTCCACCTTTCTTAAAGGTGGATTTTTATTAAAGGCGGATAATATATGGAGCTTGGAAAATTTGTTCACACAAAAACTGGAAAATATATGATGTCAGTTTTATTGGGATTTGGGCTCGCCTCATTATTTAGAATCGTTTGTAAAGATAAAAATTGTATATTGTTTCGCGCTCCTCCCTTGGAGGAAATTAAGGATAAAATTTATGGACAGGACAACAAATGTTACAAATATTCAGTTAATCCTACAAAATGTAACGCACAAAAGAAAACGGTCGAGTTTTAGAATCCACCTTTAGAAAAGGTGGAGCCAAATTACAGTCAATATATGATAAAGCGTTTTTAATCGAAGCAAGAGAATATTTTTGGCTCAACCTTTCTTAAAGGTTGATTTGGCTCCACCTTTTTTAAAGGTGGGAGGATGCGTAATTATTAAAATCAATCATTCTACATACTAGTTATGGGCGATTCAACAAGTATCATGGATTTACCCACCGACCCAACTGGCGGTGGAAACAATATTTCTATTACGGCAACAGAAAAACAAATGGACCAATCGACAATAAGTCAACTTGTAAGCGGACTTCAACAAGCAACAACTACAGGTGCGACTCAGTTGGCTTCTCGAGACATGCCTATGAACCCAACAAATATTACAAATGATATCCAAACACAACCAAATTACATGCCTCAAACAACTCATGTGGATTACATCAAGGAACATGAGGACGCAAATGACATAATCAACCAATATAATCGGGGTGTTGGCCAAAGTGATTCGTTGGACGAGATGTATAATGAAATCCAAACCCCCATTTTACTTGCGGTTTTGTATTTCCTCTTTCAGTTGCCGATCTTCAGGAGGTATTTATTTTCCTATTTTCCAATCTTATTTTCCAAAGATGGTAATTTGAACATCAATGGCTTCTTATTTAACAGTGTTCTGTTTGGATTATTGTTTTATTTATTAAACAAAGTAACTATGAATTTCAATAGATTTTGATTTCGATAGATTTTGATTTCAATATGTTTTAATTAGAACTAGTAAATGTTATCATATACTAGTTCTATGATTCGTGAATACGCAATTAAATTAATTGACAATATGCCGATACATCCCACCAATTTAACAGTGGATGTAATTTTAGACGGAGGAGCATTCAACGGAAGTTATTTGTTAGGAGCATTATATTTCTTGAAGGAACTAGAAAAACGGGGGCATATAAAGGTGGATCGAATATCAGGATGTAGTATTGGATCACTTGTTGGATTTCTATATGTAATTGATTCTCTGGATACAATGACAGAGTTGTACACAACAATCTATCATGAAATTAGACGCACCCATAATTTTACTGTATTGAATCAATTAAAATCATTATTAGGCGACAAAATCCCGACCGATGTATGCGCTAAATTGAATAACATGTTGTATATCACATACAATAATATTCAAAAGGGAACAAAACCCGTAAAATGTGTTTATAAAGATGTCGATGATATCATGAATACTATCGTCAAATCAAGTTTCATACCATTTGTGACAGATGGTTGCGTAACATATAAGGAGAAATATGTGGATGGTGTTAATCCATATATTTTTCAACAAGAACCTGGAAAAAAGAGATTATATTTGAATTTATCCAGTTTTAATAAAATTGCGCATATATGGAATGTAAAAAATGAACCAACCAATTATCATAGGACATTGTCAGGGTTACTTGATATTCATCATTTTTTCATGAAACAATCGAATACAGAAATGTGTAGTTATGTAGAAGATTGGAGCACATTTAGCAAATCGGTTCAACACATAAAGAGTATTGGAGAATTCTGTATACTGAAAATAGTTTGTATTATTGTATACTTGAAAAAACGACACGTAAATGATGACTATCTAATATACAAAATTCTTTCTGTCATTGTTCGTGATATATTTGAAATACTTTTGGATACGTATTGCTTCTAGCCCACTTTTAGAAAAAGTGGAGCAAAACGATTGTTTATTTGGCTGTTGCTTCGCTGAAACCTTTCTCATAGTCGTTTTTTGCGTGTATAACCACCCCAAAACCCCTTGGCCTTCTTAGTTCTCTTTTTCTTCTTTTTGTCCTTTGGTTGCTTTTCCTTTGGTGCCTTTTCCTTTGGTGCCTTTTTTTCAGTCCTTTTAGTTGGTCTATAGTTCAAGAACCACTCATCAAATTCACGCGTTCCTCTCTTGCTCTTCAACTCCTGATACATTTCTGCCTTGTGTGCGCGCATTTCCTCCACCGATTCTTGGTGGCCATAACAGGTGATGCTGAATCTGCGAAGTAACCCCTTTTGCTCAAGACGATTTCTCTGTTGGACCTCGAATAAAAATTTCGACATACAAACAATACGGTCGGAGAAATCATTATAATATGGACGATCGGCATACAAAAATGCTAAAAAGAAACTCAACATGGTGTCAATAGTCGCAATTTTCACTTGTTGCCCGTGAATGTATATTGTGTTGTAGCTGTGGCAAGCAATTGGTTTGTATACAAAGGCAATTGTATCCTTTCCAATCTTGATTTCATAGTGTTCAGGAATAATCTCGCCAACAGGGGCTTGTTTTACTATTTTGACATTTGTGACACCAATGTCTTTTAGGCGCTCCTTCACAATTTCACATGTTGTATCGGGGTCATTGGATAACACTTCAAAATCCGCAATGTGTTCTACACGCTTTTGTAATTTTGCGGGCATGTATTTGGAGTAGAGGGAAATCGCATATCCGCCAAAAAATACGACTCCTTGGTTCACCAAAGTACTGCGAACATTTTCGAAAATCTCATCTTCCTGAGTTGTATCACTCATCCCGCGTTGAAAATCGACGGCATCACAAATGCGCGATGTGAGCGGATAATACTTGTTCAATAGTGTAAGACGTTTGAACACCTTTTCAAATCGATCAATTTGGCCTGCGGGCCTCGAAAGTTCTAAATACATTGACATTTTCAAAAAATTAGGCGGGCAGTATAGGATACCTTTGACACGAACCGCATCGCGCTTAATCGCATTGAACAGTTCTTTGGGAATATACGTCAAATCGGCTACACCAAGGAAATTACAAAATACTTTGAATGTGCCTTGGTGACTGCCAGCCTTTGCCTCAACTTCAGTGTAACCGTTTTTGACATACAACTCGGCCAACTCTTTTGCGTCTTCAAGAGCATTGGGTGTGAAAAAGTCATAATCACTCAGCTCAATATTCTTGTCATATATCTTGTCTTGTTCGGGGAGAAGGGCATCAATCGCAACGCCTCCGTAACAAATGAGGTTCTTCTTTTTGATGAAATCCTCAACGATGCGAATCATATCTTGAACCTCTGGAGTGTTCACAAGTCTGTTGCCCATTTTGGCTTCTGCCATATCAACCGCAGTACGTAAAATGGCTAATTCACATTCTTGAAATGTCAATGATTTGTCACATTTTGTTCCAACCATTTAGAGCAATGCCTATTATATGTGCCGATTTTAAATTATGTTTAAAATAAAAAAGAAGAACAAAAATATTTTTGTTCTTTTTTCTAAAAGAGAAGAAGGAGGGGTTCGGGGAACCTTGGTTCCCTGGTTTCTACACCTTTAGACATTCTAAACGCCGACTCTTGCGGTCGGCGTCTTTGAATGTCTAAAGGTAACCGGTTACTTCGTGACTGATAAACCTCCTTTGTTATATTCAGCATCTCGGCATAGCCGAGATGGCGATATATAAATCGGCGGTTTAATTGTCCGAAGGTGTAAAAGAGATGTGGATTAGATCTCAAAATTGTAGAAATCGGTAGCAATGTTTCTCGTCGCATAAGACAATTCCGGTTTTTGAGGTGTTGGCTCTGCCACAGTAATAACAACATTGCGTAAACGCTGCGGTTTCAAACAAAACGCATATCCACATCGGTTAAAGAATGCCGTATTTTCTTCCAAGAGCGCATCCACATATTGATACCTCATTGCCACCATTTGACACCCCATTTCTCTCGACAACATTCCAGAAGGATTCACAGGATTCACACCATTGTCAGGTAACACGATTGTCATGGCAGTTTTATTGTATGTGGTCAATTCCACAATATCTTGGACATTACTTACTTCGTGATACGGGTATGCTCGCATGAATACCGAACTACTTGTTAAATTAACAAACTCCATAAAATCGGTATTGTCCAAGAATGAATTATTGTTCTTGTCAACAATCAAAATAATTTTGTTTTGAAAATTGAGAAGGGGCATAACGCCTATATTTCTCCCATGATTTTCATAACTGTATGTACCATCCAACATGTATGATTGGTATTGTTTAAAAATTTCGGCTAGTTTCGAATACATTTGCTGATTGTTTGATTTGAAACGCAAATGGATAATAAGTGGATCGCTGGAGTTGGGACATGTTAGACTGGCAGAAGATGTTGTTGTTCCAGGGCTGCCCATAGCGTAATCTTGTATTGTCTTCATGACACTCGCAAAGGGCACACTGTTAAATGTTTCTTTCACATAAAAACTCTCACTTGTGCTAGTGGACACAACCGGACTATTATCAATCGAGTAAATCTCAAAATCGAGGCACCGAACTCCTTGTTTAATAACGGCCTTCAAGTTACATATGTCAACCACATCATTTTTATAAGAGCCGCCACTACATGCGTTGTATGCTGTTTTAACATAGTAGTCATACAAATTGCCACTTAAATCCGCTACACCAGAAGCGATTGGAGATATATTTCCATTAATACTTGGGTATAAAGTATTC